GTCATGACACGATCTCTTCAAAAATTGTTCTACCCCAGAATATTCTTTCGTCAGATGAACCAGGTTGAGGACGTTCATATTTTTTCTCGAACACAATTGCCGCACCCTCAATACTATCTTTCTCTCTGAGTTTAGCAAGACCTAGGTGTGGATATCTGTACAGTTCATATCGAATAAACTGAAGTTGTGCTGTCATTGTTCTATAGTCTAACCCCTGATCTGCAGAATATGCTTTTAATTCATTGAGTCTAGAAGGTCCACCTTTTACATTTGCCGCACGTTTTGCATCATTCCATTGAGCAAGACCTACTGCAGGTGCACCATCTGCCTCTTTTACTCCAACTGTGGGATCTAAATCGTTAGGACTTCTGAGCATGATACCATTCTCGACTGCAAGATTCCCAAGTATTCCGCAAGTTTGCTCTGGAGTAAATTCACCACCCTTTGTAGATATAAAGAAGTTAAATGCTCTCTCAACATTAGAGTCACCTTTGAGATTTATTTTGTCTGCCTCTGGTGTTGTGATAGGCACATCTGGCGTAAGAGAAACTGCAGTAGAAGCACTCCCCCTTGCTCTCTCGTTCTTTTCTCTGGATGATCTATGTCTCTTACTCACCAAGTGTTCATTCTTAGGAATAGATCCTAGAACCAAAGGTAACTGAGAGTTCTTACCATCTAAAAATACACCAAAGACTTGTGCTCTTTCCTTCAACCCAACATTCGCACCAATACCTGAACTACCACCTTCGGTTGATGGTAGGACAACAGATGCCCAAGGTAAATCATCTATAGTTGCTTGTACTGGATCGTCTGGGTGAACTCCATAGATTCTAACTTTGACTCTACCCAGTTGATAGGGATCGCCATCAACCTGAACAACAGTTCCAACAAACCATCGAGTCTCATCACCGTAATATTCTTTGAATGTTGTTGGGATCATCTAGCACCTCCGACAGGAACGTATCTGTCAGTTATGTAACTGGCAACTTTTGTACATGCCACATTAGCAGTAATTTTATTTGATTCAGATATTTTTATGACATAGTTTACTGCAGTTATTAAATAGTCTCCAGAATTTTTAATATCTATTCTAGGTTCTGGATCATCAGTCTTACCTTTTGTCAGCACTTTTATATTATTACCAACACCTAAGTTTTCACTTCCGTTAGCAAAGTTCTCACCATCGACAACCATTGTGAATGGGTTTTTGTTTAGCAAATGTTTAGATGCAAATGACTTAATCTTATTTCTGTTACCACCAACTCCAGTTGCTTCATCGTAAGAGTTTGCAAAATTAAATGCATGGGCACTACTGAGATATGAATTAGTTTTTGCACTATACCTTGAGATAGGTTTATCATCATATCCCAACTCACCATCTATGCTAGGTCTCTTTTGTCTTTTATTCATTTCTACTAAGTCAACCATAAGATCATTGTTCACATTGAATTCTACAACATCGAAGTCACCCTCGGCAACATCATAATATTTATTTGTAGATCCGATGACACCACTCCTAATCAAGTCGTGTAGGTCATCTTGAGTAGGTATTGTTTTCTGGTGAATAATAAATTCTTTTGCTGTACCATTAGCAGAACCTGCAGACTGATTATCACTAAAAGGATTATTTTCGTTTATAACAGGAGATGACAGTAATGTTTCCAAGTCAGTAAAAACATATTCATCTGTCATCGCAGTCTTAAAGAAAAAATACGGAAACCCATTTGGTGTGATTGATCGTCTTGCTATCCATTGCATACTTGCCAAAGGAGTCAAGTTTGGAATTATCACTTGCATCTTAGAACTAACGTTGTCTAAGGCAGTGGTCAACAAATCATCCCTGTCCAGATACTCTAGCATAAGTTTATTAATTATCTCGTAAGGTTCTCCCTTGTAGGCAGAGTTTACATTATGCAATGAAGATCTAAATGCTTCTGTATCAACACACTTTAGAACAACAACCTGAGAC